GTGACCCGCGCATAAACCGCAAGGGACGCCCGAAGTCCCTGCCGAAACTGCGGGAGTTATTCCAATCCATAGGCAATGAGGTGGCGTGCGACAAGGACGGGCAACCTATCATCATTGACGGGCATGTGGCGACGGTGATTGAGATGATCGGCAGGTCATGGACTAAAGACCCGAAACATCAGCGCGACTTCGTGGAGAACGGTTGGGGCAAGGTGCCGAACCCGGTAGAGTTATCAGGCAAGGACGGCGAGAAATTAGAGGTGGTGGTAAGGTATGTCACAAGTGATGCTGGATCTCCCGGCATATCACCAGAGCCAACAGAGCGTCCATGATAACCTGGCGCGGTTCAATGTGCTGTGTAACGGGCGCAGGTGGGGCAAGGATGTGCTGCAGCGCAATTATGCCGTTGAGGGCATGCTATCTGGCTATCCAGTCGGATGGTACGAACCTACCTACAAAGTGCTGGTTGAAAATTGGGATTGGCTGGTGAATATATTAGCACCAATAACCACCGACAAGAGCGAACAGGAAAAGCGCCTATCTATTGCAACCGGGGGCGCGGTTACGATGTGGAGCCTGGAAGACAGGGACGCGTCAAGAGGTAAGCATTATCAGCGCGTGATCATCAATGAGGCGGCGAAGGTTCCCCACCTCCAATACTCCTGGGAAAACGTGATCCGCATAACGCTTATGGACTTGACCGGGGGTGCGATGATATGCAGCACACCCAGGGGATTTGATTATTTTCAGCAACTATATGCGCGGGGAATTGACCCGCTAAATAAACAATGGCGTTCATGGAAAATACCATCATGGGAGAATCCTTATATCCCGCGTGAAGAGTTGGAAGAGGCGAAGGCGACATTACCTGAATTGACATACCGTCAAGAGATTATGGCGGAGTTCATATCCAGCGATGGCATGGTCTTCCGGCGGGTCCATGAGGCGGCGGTACTGGATGACCTTGACGCGCCGATAGCAGGGCATCAATACGTGATGGGCGTGGATGTGGCTTCAGCGGTGGATTACACGGTTGTCACGATAATGGACGCGAACACAAGAGAGGCGGTTCACATTGACCGCTTCAACCGGGTGGATTACCCGGTATTGGAAGACCGCATCGCTGGCGCTTACCAGCGTTGGCACGCAACCGGGGCGGTGATAGAAGCGAACAGTATCGGGCAAGGGGTGATTGATCACCTGGCAGGACGCGGGATGGTGATAGTGCCATTCACCACGACCAACGTGACGAAACATGCAATTATTACAGACCTGCAGAGCGCGTTCGAACATGACCGGGTAAAGATAGTCAATGACCCGGTATTGATAGGGGAATTATTGTCATTTGAGAGCAGGAAGACAACCAGCGGAAACATTACTTATTCAGCGCCGGACGGGCAGCACGATGATTGTGTCATGTCCCTGGCGTTTGCCTGGCACGCGGTGCAGGCCGCGCAGCCTGTAATTATATTCGGAGCGTGACATGCGACTTACAACGATGAACAAGGCGATAAAAGGGACGGTACATATTCCCGCCTGGCAGCAAAAACTAATTGACGGTGGGGCAGGCGGTGACCATGTAGAGAACGCGCAACAGGCTTATGAGCATGTTCCGCTGATATACAGGGCGGTAAAACTACGCTGCGATTCCCTCACCTCAGTACCGGTGTACACGCGCAACAAAGCTGGGGATATAGTGAACTGGCCATTTGTCACGCCGCTGAATGACCTGATATGGAAGACAGAGGCAGCATTACTTGGGGCGGGCAAGGCAATCATCATAAAATTGAGCAACCGTGTGAGGACGCTTGACCTGCAATGGGTCAACCCGTTCACGGTAGAGATAAACTATGTAAACAACGCGCTCACCTTCAAACAAGGTTCGCAGGTTTGGACGGCGGAACAGGTTGTTTATATCAAGGAATTCTCATACGCCGATGACCTCACAAGCGGGGTATCAGCCATTGACGCGGCGATGGAAGACGCGGCGCTGTTGCGCTTTCAGACGCGGTTTGCCAGTTACTTCTTTGAGCATGGTGCAATGCCTATAATCCTGATCAACGCGGACGGGATTATTGACGACGACGAAAAGGGGCGGATACAAAGTTATTTCACGCGCCTTGCGTCTGGAGTTGGGAACGCCTTCAGGACACTTGTAACCAGGACGAAACTGAATACCAACGTGGTAAGCCAGGACATTGACAAGATGGCGATGCCGCAACTCTACGAACAGGCGGTCCAGAATATCAGTCACGCCTTCGGACTGCCAGTCAATACACTAAAGGGTGATGATAATTTCGCTTCGAGTGAATCACACAATATGCAGTATTGGGAGCAGACCGTCAAACCGCGCGCAATGATGATAGCTGACGCCTTCAATAATCAGTTACTCAAACCGATGAAACTTGAATTAGAGTTTGCGTTTGATGAAATGAGTTTGTACCAGGAAGACGAAGAACAGCGCGCCGGGGCATATTCGACCTATATAAGCGCCGGAATGAAACCGAGCATCGCCGCGCAAATGATGGGGCTGGACCTGCCGGAAGGTATCACGCCTGAAATGTTAGACCCCGAACCAGAGCCGGACAAGGAACCTGAAATTGTACAGCAGGTCGAACCAGAGCGCACACCGTTCCAAGAGGATATGGAAAAGTACATGCGCAAGGCGCTGAAGCGGGTGAAAGACGGTAAGTCAATCGATTGCACATTTGAGAGTGAGCATATCCCCGCGTCAATGATGGATGAGATACGCGCCGGGCTGAAGTTGTGCCGCGATGCCGATGAAGTGAGAGCGATATTTGAGGGCAACGATACGCCTGATTACACACGGGATCTGCTGATGGAGTTGAAGCGGGCGAACGAATTACTGGCAATCGAACAGGTGGCGAAGGTTACTGAATGACAGCGACTGACAACCTGAAAGCGGTACTCGAAAAGGTAAAAGGCGCGGTCAATGACCGTGACAAATTCGAGCAGCTGCTACAGAAGCGGTTAGGCTCAGCCTTCACGGAACAGCGCAAGGAACTCATACGGTTACTTGGCGACCCTCCGAGCATGGGCAACGTTCCTGAATCCTACTGGAACAACGGTGGCAAGGCGATACGCAAGGCGGTCACGGCTGTATTCGAGAGTATTTACATCGCGCAGGCGGTGCAGTTCTTAGAGAAAACGCGCGTGGCAGTGGATTGGGCGTTATTGAACCGCCGCGCCGTTGAATGGGCGAGCCAACACGCGGGCTATCTCATGGGTCAATTAGAGGACACTACCCGCAGGACGCTTGCGGATTACATAAGCAGATATTACACCGATTCATGGACGCTGGATGACCTGGCTGACAGGTTGGCACCGTTATTCGGGGAACAACGCGCGATGACCATAGCTATAACGGAAACGACACTGGCAGCGACACAATCCGAAATGGCGATGGTGAACTGGCTGGAGTCGGAGTTTCCAAGTATGAGTTTTGAAGGGATATGGATGACCGCCAACGATGACAGGGTTTGCGACATATGCGGTCCGAAACAAGGCAAGCCGATAACAGACGGGGAATACCCGCCTGCTCACATAAACTGCCGCTGCGAGGTTGAATGGAAGGCGAAGTTCAATGAGTGATTACAGCGTCACCATCCAGGGCGTAGAGGACTTACTGGCAAAGATAGACCCGATACGAGACGCACGGTATTTACAGGGCGCGATGAATACCATCGGTGTAGAGCTATCGAGCAAAGCGAAGGCATACCAGCCCGCTCCGGCTGAATCAACCTACCAGCGCACCATGAAGCTGCGCAATAGTTGGACGTTTGAAGTAAGCAAGGATAACGACGCGGTGCAAATAGGGTCAAGCACGGACGCAGTACCTTACAACCGTTATGTTATGGATAGGGAATTTCAAACTCATGTGCACGCATGGCACGGCTGGAAAACGATACAGGGAATACTCCAGATGAACCAGTCGAGGATTACAGAGATAATGCGCGGCTTTTTGAAAATGGCGCTGAATGGAAAGTAAAGAGTTTTGGCTGGCGATACGGCAGGCGCTGCTTATGGCGCTGGACGCGATAGAGAAATTTATTCCGGTGAAGCCCACCACCGCAGATATTCGCAGGATTTACAAGGGCAAGGAGCAGGCATGACTGACACACTGAAAATCAAGGCGCTGAATGTAGGGGAAGTGACACGCACGACAACCGGGGAAGTGAAGGCATTGAAGACGTTCGATGAATACACAGCCGAACCGCTGCACATCCTGGGTGTGCCTTACGGCGGGCCTGTTTCCGGGCGTGATACCGACGGGGAGGCTTTTCACACGGGTACTGATACCTGGCTGAAGGCTGGCGACACAATCCCTGTTACCTATTATCACGGGTACGGACCCGATGACCCGCATGACTGGCAGGATAGGCCTGTTGTTATCGGGCGGGCAAAGTACACACATCAGGACGAGCGCGGGCATTGGTTCGAGGCGCGGCTTGACGCGGATGAACCGCTGGCAAAGCGGATACTGGACAACCCGCAAGGAGCGAAGGCATCCAGCGGCGCAATCTCTCACCTGGTACGCACGGGCGAGGACGGACTGATAAACGTATGGCCGTTGGGGGAACTGGCTGTATTTGACACAAACGAATGGCGAAAACCGGCGAACGAATACGCCGTTATCGAGGGCGTGAAATCTCTCACAGAGGATTCAGCAAAGGCGGAAACGCAGCCTGAATCAGTTGACGAGGTGGACGAACCTAAAACCGAGACAACTAATAAGGAGAACGAAATGGAAGACGAAATCAAAGAAGTAAAACAGCCTGATTATTCAGAGCTGATGGAAGAGATCAAATCTCTCAAAACTATGTGGAACGAAGCACCGGTTACAGTGAAAGCCGCGGCAGTCGTGCATGCTGAAAACCTGGGCGACCCTGACCCGAACCGCGCGTTTGCTCACTACCTGCGCACCGGAGAACGCGTCAAGGGTTTGAAAGCCGCAATGGGTGAGGATACGGCCGGAGTTGGTGGGTACTTAGTGCCTGATGACTTCTACGCCGGAATCGTTGAAAAACGTAACGAACTCTCAATCCCGCGCCGCGCTGGCGCAATGATCCTGCAGACCAGCCGCGATGTTTTGAACATCCCGATTGAGGCTACCAGCATGGCTTACTTCGCTCAGTCCACGCACGACATGGCAGCCGTGAACGAGAACGAGCCGACTGTTGGACAGGCTACCGCTACCGTCTTTGACTTCACCAAGTTGGTGAAGGTATCAGAGAACCTTCTGGAAGACAGCGGCGCGAACCTCAACCAGTTCTTGACAAACTCGTTTGGGCGCTGGATGGCGATGACCGAAAACCGCAACGCGTTGATCGGGGCAGGCACAACCTATCCGCAAGGTGTGACCGTTGGTGGAACCGCCGCTCTCACATTTGACGACACGAACACCATCGCTGCAGCCGAGATCCCGGAACTGTATCACAAACTGGCGCAACAGTACCGCGACAATGCCGTGTGGACTATGAACGACACCACGCTGGGCTACCTGCGCGGGCTTACTTCGTCCAGCGTCTTCACCTTTGGCGGGCATGAGATCAATGACGAATCCATCATGGGTAAAAGGGTCTTCACTTCCACCTACATGCCGTTATACACGACAACTGCTTACAAGTCCGTTGTCTTTGGTGACTGGAGCATGTATGCCCTGGTAGAACGCAAGGGGTTGAGCGTCAAGCGTTTGAATGAACTTTACGCCGGTAATCGCCAGGTCGGACTTTTGGCAGTGTTCCGGCATGGCGGCGTAGTGCTGCAATCAGAGGCGTTTGCGATAGGCACTCAAGCCTAACCGGAGGTAGTTATGGAAGAACTGATGGGTTATATCAAAGCGGTGCCCGCTATCGTTCCAGTAAGTAAGAGCGCAGCGGCTATCGTTCCCGTCGAGGTGGACGCGCGAAACTTTGAACGCGCCTGTTTCCTCATCTCCACTGGCGCGTTTGGTGCAGGTGCAACTTTTGCTTGCAAGGCACAAGAGGCCGCGACCAGCGGGGGAACACTGGCAGACATTACCAGCGCCGCGCTGACGAACCTCACTACTTCCGGGGCAAGTAAACTCTATTGCCTGGAAATGAAGGTCAATGCCGATAAACCTTATATCAAATTATCGGGTACGGCTGGAACCGCAGCGGTATTGCATAGCGCGGTGTGCCTGCTTTACGGCGGGTCACGCACTTACCCGGTTACTTCCGGGCTGACGCAATACGTAAGGCGATAACCACCAATAAGGGGAGGGGGGAAACCTCCTCCCCAGAGGATAAACATGAAAATAAGAATGTTACAGAATTTTAACGGGCTTGTAGATGGGCGGTCTATCCCCTTCAGAATGGGGCAGGAGGTTGACATTACGGACCCGGCGGCGCTGGATAATTTTATACGCGGGCATTACGCAGAAATCGTGACGCCTGCCGTGAAGATAGAGAATAAACCGGTAACAAAGAACGCGGTGAAAGTAAAGAGGTAACGCATGTCAATCACACACGGCTATACCACCCTGGGAACGGTACGGAACGCGCTTGGCATCCCTTCAGATGACCAAAGTAATGACCTATACCTGGAGGCGACCATAGAGGCGGTAAGCCGCATGATAGACAACTACACCGGGCGGCGCTTCTACGTCAACGAATCCACCGAGGCGCGCTATTACTCACCGGTATCAACAGGTCTTTGCTGGACGGATGATATTACCACCGTCACGACATTGAAATCAGACGATGACCGGGACGGCGTATTTGAGACCACCTGGACGACATCGGATTACAAGCTGCTGCCGTATAACGCCGCGCTGAATGGCAAGCCTTACACGAGCGTTGAGACAAGCGGTTATGGCAGTTACGAATTCAGCACCAACCAGCGCTCACTTCAAGTTGTAGGTTACTTCGGCTATTGCACGGTTGCGAACCAACCGAAGATCATCGGGGAAGCGGCAAAGATACAAAGCGTGAGGTTATTCAAGCGCAAGGACGCACCGTTCGGAGTTGTGGGTGGTAATGAATTCGCTCAGGTGGTAGGTATTCCAGACATGGACCCTGATGTAAAGATGCTGCTATCAATGTACGTCAAGAGGGTGTAATGGGATTACAGAGCGCAATCACGAACATCAAAACACAAATAGCCGCTATCACGGGTATCAAGGGCGCTTCAGATTACCTCCCTGATAGTTTACCTGCTACCGATAATTGGGTGGTTTTGTACCCAGGGCAATCGACCTTTGAGATAAACGCCGGAATGATGAAGGAACTGGCAGGCATCACCATTGAACTGCACACGCCGCGCCGGGGCGACCTATCGGGCGCAATCAAGCGGGTCATGCCTTATTGGGAGGCTATCCCGAATTGTATTTACGATGAAGTAATGGATACGCAGCTCACGGCAGCGGTAAGCACGGTTGGGATGATCACCTGCTCAGGGCTGATAGCGATGAAATATAACGACATTGATACGGTTGGATTCCGGTACACAGTGACCGGTGTAAAAATTGAGAGTTCAATAACCTAAAGGAGCGAATGGATAAAAAGAAGTTCGATGTACTCGACACTCTACCGATAATTGGATGGGCATGGCCAAAGATAATGGTTTGCTATCCCCTGGAGCGGACCGTATCATACGCGGATCTTGTCATCCCCTCAATGATGCAGATAGCCGCGCAAGGGCCGCTGATGCTGCACATGCCGTACCAGCGCACAGACGTAGCGCGCAACAAGGCGGCGATTGAACTATTGAAGTCAGACTTTACGCATTTGCTGATGCTCGACCTTGACCACACGCACCCTTATAACATCGTACAGCGATTAGCACGCTGGGTCATCATGGACAAAAGTATTCAAGTAGTGGGCGGGCTGAATTACAGGCGCAGCGAACCGCACGACCCCTGTGCTTACCGCATGGACGAAAACGGAGCGATGTACGCCATTGAGTTCGACAAGGATAGTCAGCTCGTAGAGGTTGACCGGCTTGGAACAGGGTCAATCCTCATAGCACGTGAAGTATTTGAGCAACTGGAACTCCCCTGGTTCTATAACATTTACGACAAGGTTTGGGATGACGTTTGGCCGGGTGAGGACATTGGATTTAGCAGGAAATGTAAAGCCGCTGGGATAAGAATGTGGTGTGATACCACAACAACCAGTCCGCATATCAATACAAGGCTGATAGACGATAGCACCTGGCGCGCCTGGCTGAATGCGAACCCTGAAAAGTTAGCAAAGGGGAACATTGAGCTGAACGAAATGATGGGCAAATGAGTGTATCAGTCGTTATCGTTGGCATCAATGGCTGGGAAGAATACACCCGTGAACTCATTGGCGATATATGGACGCACGAACCGGACGCTGAAATCATCACGGTAGACAATGCCAGTGACACACCCTATCCGCAGGCAGACCATATTTACAGGGTGGAGGAGCGGTTATCCTACGCCGCCGCGCTGAACTTCGGAGTGAAAAGAGCAACCGGTGACTGGTTACTCACCTTGAATAACGACATACGCTGCAATGGCGCGTTCGTGGAAAAGGTACAAGCGCAGGCAAGGGGCGCGATTTACGGACGTCAGATAATCCAGGAGGCGGGGCATACATGGCTTGGCAACTGGCTGGCGCTTATGGAAAAGACAACCTACTGGAAGGTAGGAGAATGGGATCCGAATTACAAGGCGTGTGGATTTGAAGACGCGGATTACTGCGTGAGAGCGGCTGAATTGGGGATACCTACCCAACCCATTGACCTGCCATTTACTCACCTTTGGGGTAAGACGCGCTGGGCAATACCAGGCTATGAGGGAACGCGATTAGAGAATATCGCTTACTTTGAGCGCAAACACGGTTGGCGGCCAGGGAATAACATGATGGTGACGCATGACTAAACTCGGAATCATCCCGGCGGCTGGTAAAGCGGTAAGGTTCGGCGGCTTATTCAAGGAACTCATGCCGATTGGTGATGGTGAAACATTACTATCACACGCGGTTGAAACACTGGCTGCGGTCCCGGTTGACATGACACTGGTCATTACCAACCATTACAAGATAGGGGCGCACAGCATGGCGCTGGCAAATCATCAAGTGAAGTTTGCACTACAGCGCGATTTTGAGAGGGACGCATGGGGAGCGATACAGGCATCATTTGACATGGCGGCTGATTATAACTACTACCTCATGCCGGACACAATGATAAAAGCGGACATACCGCCGATAACAAGTGACTTCACGCTGGGAGTGTTTGAAACGTATAAGCCTGAGAGATTCGGAGTAATAGACAACGGGCATATCGTAGACAAAAACACCACGTTTGCAGGATTGCACCAGGCATGGGGCATGCTGATATGGAGCTGGACGGTGGTTGACTTCTGGAAGGATGGCGATTACAAGACGCACACCGACGCGTTCAACGCCGCGATAAACGAATTCGGATATGGCACATTCAAAATTGACAAATACCATGATATTGCCTCATTCGAGGATTACAGGGGGCTGCTATGTTCGAGCCATATATAATCCCGATGGGGCTGAAGGGGCGCTACTTCAGGGTAGAAAACGAACAGGGGAAATCCTGGTACGACCCGATGAAATGGTACACCCTGCTTGAGTATCAATGGGTCATTGACAACGTGGCATTGGACGGCGAGCGCGTGATTGACGCGGGCGGGCATCACGGGCATTATAGCCTGGTACTGGCTGATAAAAACACGCTGAATATTGTGGAGCCTCACCCTGCAAACGTGACAATCATTCGGGCAAACCTTGCAGAGAATGGATTGTATTCAAACGTGATTCAAGGCGCGGTTGCTGGCAAGGCTGGTATCCGTTCATTCAGCGGAGAGACCAACGGACGGCTGGTAAACAGTGGCGCGTTCGATGTGGACTGCTGGACGCTTGACATGATAGACCCGGACGCCGGAATCATCAAGATAGACATTGAAGGTGGAGAATACGACCTGTTCCCGGCGGCGATTGAAATGATGACCAAAGCGCACACCTGGATAATCGAACTACACCCGCAGTTTGGCAACCCGAACCTGATATGCGCCGCGTTCCTGAAGGCTGGTTACGACGCACTGAAGGTTTGCCGGGTGCATGGACAGGTGGAACCATACGACATTGAGGAACCCTGGGAATCTCATGCGACGGTGATATTCAGGCGGACGCTATGAACTGGGATGCCTTCAAGGGATTGCACAACGGCGAGACGGGGCTGGTAATCGGCAACGGGCCATCGCTAAAGAATGTACCGCTGGACTTCCTGAATAACTACCCGTCCTTCGGCACAAATGGGATATACAGACTGCAGGGATTCACACCAACCTATTATGTGGCGGTAAACCCATTGGTGATACAGCAATTCGAGGGAATAAAAGACGTGAAGTGTCAGAAGTTTTTGGCGGAGCGGTACGCCTGGGAATTGGGGGCGCTCCCCTTGCATAGCGCGGGCATCCCCGTATTCAGCAAAATACCGAATGAATGGATATACGAGGGGCATACCGTAACATTCGTGGCGCTTCAAATCGCTTACTTCATGGGATTTTCTACCATCCTGCTTGTGGGAGTTGACCATAAATTTACATTCGAGGGAAGACCGAATCAACAGCTTCACATGGAAGGGGATGACCCGAACCATTTTGATAAGGATTATTTCAAGGGCAAGGACTGGAACGCGCCTGATTTGGAACGGAGCGCACAGGCTTACCGGCTGGCGCGGGCGGTGTATGAAGCGGACGGACGGCGGGTGATCAACTTGACTGAGCCAACAGAGGAGCCGGTATTTGAGCGAGGGAACATCAATGACTGGTAGAGTCACCGCGATTGTGAGTGCTTATTACTGCCAGGAATGGCTTGACAGACGGCTTACCAACCTGGAAGAGCAGGATGAACAGCCAGAAATCATTGTTATCTGCGGCAACAACTCGAAGGAACACAGGATTGCAGAACAGCACGACTGCCGAATCATTGTGACTGAGGACGTGCCTACTATTTACGCCGCGTGGAATATGGGGACGCGGGCGGCGCAGGGGAAGTATCTCACCAACGCCAACGCCGACGACCTGCTGAAACCCGGTGCACTGAAACGCATGGCGGACATACTCGACAAGAACGCAACCTACGCGGTTTGCTACTCCAACGTGGATATTGTGGATTACAAAGGCGACCCGGCGGGCGTGTATGAATGGGCTGAAGGTGGATTGCAGAAGCTACTCGAAGGCTGCTTTATTGGTCCTATGCCGATGTGGCGGGCATCATTACACAAACAGCACGGATATTTTGACGCGGAGTACCACGTTGCAGGGGATTATGAATTCTGGTTACGACTGGCAGCGGCTGGCGCGAAGTTTTATCACGTCAGAGAATCGCTGGGAGTGTATATGGCGCGGGGGGATAGCGCGGAACACAGAGAAAGTTTGCGTACCCTTTGGGAAACAAAACGGGCGCGCGGAAAGTACAGGGAACATGCTAATTTACGTGGGTGATGGGTTTTTGAATGGACTGCCAACGCGGGATATTGAAGACGATGAAATAGACGCGCTGGGCGGTGAAAAGGTGTTACTGGCAACCGGGCTGTACCAAAGACCGGCAAAGAAAATTCATTCGGAAGATGAAGAGGTGAAACATGGGCATCAAAGCATTAAGAAGCATTAGGTTAGGAAAGGAAACGACAGCCGGTACAGCCGTTGCAGCGACGACCTACTGGCGCGGTGAGGGGACCATCGAAGACCAGCGCGAGGTCGTGTTCCCGAATGAGGACGTTGGCTATCTCTCAGGCGTTGACCGCAGTTACATTCCAAAGAAGCTGGCGGCGATTGCGTTTGATTCTACACCGGCGACATTTGAGCAACTGCCTATCATCCTTCAGGCGGGCGTAAAGACCGTTGCGGCTGCAACCGACACAGGCGGCAGCGGCAAGGTTTACGCCTTCACATTCCCGACAACCGCCGCAAACTTATTCAGCAAGTACACCATCGAAGGCGGGGATGACAGCGGTGGGGAAGAAATGCAATACTCATTTGTAGAATCATTTGAGCTTGCAGGAACCGGAGGCGAGGCCTGGATGGTGAGCGCGAACTGGGTAGGGCGCGAAGTAAGCACCTCCACCCTCACGGTTGCGGCGACCATCCCGACGGTGTATGAGATCCTATTCAGCAAGTCCAAGCTGTACATTGACGCAATCGGCGGGACCATCGGCACGACTGAAAAGAGTTGCACCCTCATGGGGGCGTCTCTCAAAGTGACAACCGGAATCAAACCGCGCTTTGCCGCCAACGGAGATACCTACTTCTGCCAGGCGGTCATGACCAAACCGGAAGTCCTGCTTGACGTGACCTTTGAGCATAACGCAACGGCTGTAGCAGAGAAATTGAACTGGCGCAACCAGACGGCGCGCCTGCTCCGTATCATCACTGAAGGCAACGCGCTAACCACCGCTGGCACATACGATTACAAGACCATGATCATTGACCTTGCCGGTAAGTGGGAAAAGTTTGAAAAGATTGGCGAGAGTGACGGGAATGACATTGTCAGCGGTACATTCCGTGCCGGTTACGATTCCACCGCCGCGAAGTTTGCAGAAATAAAGATTGTCAATGAGACTGCGAGTTATTAATGATCGACTTTGACAAGGTGACGCAAAGACAACTTGAAGACTATTTCAAAGCCTACCGCGAGCTGGGCGGCAAGGAAGAGGGAATAGGTCTCGTGGAGTACGCCGGAGCGATGGCGCGGGCAGCCGTGAAAGTGGGCTGGTTCACAATGGACGTTGACAACGCCAACCCGCGTGAGGTGCAGAAGGTCCAACGAGAGATACAAGATTATGTCAAAAGCGTCCTGGAACCAGACACAAAAAACTAATGCTTGCGGCGGCTGATTATGCAGAGGGGAAGAAGGATGCACGACCGCCGCAGGAATTACGCCTCGCCTTCCGATGCGTTCAATGGAACGCGCTCCCCAACCCTGGCGGGCTTATGGATCAACCCGCCGGGCTGGTGGAACAAATGACAATCGCGCTGAATACCTACAACGCGATGAAGTCATGGAAGGCAAGAGAACCAGGCAAAGAAGGTGAGTTTGCCAAACACTACCCCGACACCTGGGGAATTGTGCAAGAGGTGATCAGATTGAGGAAGCATGGCTGATGCTGAACTATCAATAATCATAAAGGCACGCAACGAAGCCAAAGCCGAATTTGACAAGCTGGATAAACAGGTCAAAGGACTGCAAGGCGGGACTGGCGGGCTGAATACCAAACTTGGTGAACTCAATGGAAAATTCCAGTCCATAACCGGAATGTCATTAGGGTTTGCAACGGCAGCGGGCGCGGCAGGAATGGCGGTCAAAGGGCTATGGGAATTTCTAAAAAGCTCAGTAGAGGAAACCGTTGCCTACCAGTCAGAAGTGAGAGACCTCAGCCGCCTTTTGGGATTGAATACAGAGGAAACATCCAGGCTGGTACAAGCCTCGGATGACCTGTTTATATCGCAGGAATCACTTGTAACAGCGATGCAAGCGGCAACACGAAAAGGGGTTGACACTTCCATCGACGGATTGAAGCGATTATCAGCGCAGTACTTGACGCTAAACGGTGGCGTAGAGCGCGGCAAGTTCCTGATGGATAACTTCGGGCGTTCCGGCGCTGACATGGGTAAACTCATGGAGGTGGGGGCGGACGGCATAAGTAAAGCAATGGCGGCGATAAACGATTCGCTGGTAGTAACAGAGCAATCATTACAGGCAACCGAGAATTACAAGCGGTCGGTGGATAACCTAACAGATGCCTGGGCGGGATTCAAGATGCAGGTGGGGAATGAAATTATTCCTCAATTAGATTTACTCATTCGACAATTCACGAAGGGCAAAGACGAAATTGAATTACAGCAGGAAGCCATTGGGCGGTTGAATGAGCAACTTGTGCAACTGAAAAAATACGGCGGCATGTCAGGCTTGACCGCTGAAGAAGTCGCCATCCAGATGAAAGCGCTTACCGATGAAATCGCAAGGCTGAAGGCTGAGGCGTTAGGGGCGACAACCGGAACGGACGGGTTGACTGGTTCTGTAACAGCGCTCGGAACAGAGACCTCCACCGTCACGCAATACTTCAAACAACTCACCACCGAAATGCTATGGAACAAAATAGCCGCTGGCATGACTGAAGAAGCGGCGATGTCACTGGCATGGGAGTGGGGGCTGGTGGACGCGCAAACATTCGGGGCGTACAAGGCGGTAGAGAGATTGAACCGAATTTACGACTTGAATAAAGACGGCGTTATTGACGCTAAAGAAGCCACAGAAGATTACAGGTTAGAAGTCAAGGGGCTGAAAACACAAGTGGATCTGTTACACGACAAGACCATTGATGTAACGGTAAACATGCACAGCAACGGTAGTTTGGGCGGCGGGTATCTCCCTGTGTTTGAGGAAGAACAAGCGGCAGGTGGGCCGGTATCAGGGAACACGCCTTATTTGGTGGGTGAAGTTGGACCTGAAATATTTGTACCATCGGGCAGCGGTACTATCATCCCGAACAACAGGCTTGGTGGCGGGGGCGCAAGCATCGTGATCAACTATTCATCCGCATTGTCATTATCGAATCAGACTGAAGCTGAAACCGTGCTGGTTCCGCTGATCAAACAAGCGTTGGCGAGAGCATGAGCAGATACGGCGTAGCGGTTTACGGTGAGGATACCTACGGCGTAGAGGGCGCGGGTACGACCCTGCTATGGGGACTTGACGTTGCCTGGCAGACTGAAGGGACTTACACCGGAACGAATTACGCTGATTACATGACCGGCTGTACCTGGGCGCGCGGACGGCGGCAGTATTTGAATACTGGCGGTGAGGGAATATCCATGCCGGAAGTAGGGCGCTGCACCATCCAACTGGATAACGATACCGGTATATTTGACGTGACCGATACAAGCGGGGCGTTGTACCCGTATGTCATCCCAGGGGCTTATGCCAGGTTACGGGTAAGGAACGGGGAAGCAGGCACAACCTACAACGTATTCACGGGCATTATTACATCCATCGAACCAGTATGGGGTGGTAGCAATCCGAAGGTACAAGTAGTGATTGAGGACGGCTGGCGCGTGCTGAATGATACAGAAGTAAATTTGGAGTACGTAGCTGATTGCACCTCAAGCATGGCAGTGGCAAGTATTCTCACCGCAGCGAATTACCCGGCGATATGGGGAACAACAATTCAGACTGGCGATTACCAGATAAAACACTTCACGGGCGTAAAGAATAAAAAGGCGTCCGACGTGATAAAGGACGTGATCAATTTTGAGTTCGGGAGCGTAGCTGTAGCGAATAATGGCAAGTTCATATTCAGAAAACAGAGTCAAACTTCCAGCCCGGCGTTCACAATCTCACAAGAGCACATGCTCAAGGATATTCAGGTAACACAAAGATACAACAGCATCAGGAACGTAGCGAAAATAATTGTATATCCAAAGAAATGGTTCGGCGGTGATTTTACGGGTTCAAGTCCTAAAGTGTTGTGGACGCTTGACGAAACGCCGCTTGTTGCAAGCCACGACACCTACACAGTTTGGGGAGATTACGAATATTTGGATTACCCCGCAATCGTAGAGATTCCAGACCCGTTGGTTGCGTCAACCGATTACACAATGAATGATGACGATGACGGGACAGGCACGGACAGAACGGGTCAGTTTGTGGTCAGCGTTACGCCGTATGCAGACCGGGCGCGGTTCGATGTTTATAACGCGGGCACACACGCCGCTTACATCACCCTGCTGCAAATACAAGGAGAGGGATATTACTCTCCAGACCCAACATTCTTTGAAGCGGACACGAGCACCACCACCAAGCGGCTGGCAATAATCGACTCGATATACCAGCAAACGATTGACAGCGCGCACTCGCAGGCGATCTATTTGCTCAATGTCACCGATGAAGAGATACTGCCAAGATTCCAGATGGAGGCACGCCCCGAGCGTCAATTTGGTTACGACCTGCTGGATGAAGTGACATTGACCATCCCGAAGTATAAGATAAACGGGAGTTACTTTATCAGCCATATTGAGGGGCAATGGCTATCGAATAACGGTCAATCGGTATTGAGTACATTTACAGTTGAAACAGCCGCCGAAGGCGGAATCCTTTAGGAGCAGAAAATGGCATATCCAGCAGCGGTTGAATCATTTACGACTAAAACGGACAACGTGGACACCATCGAAGCGTCACACGTCAACGCTTTACAGACATCGATTGTGAACATCGAAACAGAGTTAGGGACAACCCCTTCAGGTGCATACACCGATGTATCTGACAGGTTAGACGCGATTGATACAGCGGTAGGTCAAGCGTGGGTAGCTGATACTGCCGCATGGACTTATGCCACCGCCACGACATTTACCGTCACTGGAAACAGAGAATCTGAATTCCAACGGGGCATGAAACTGCGATATAAGCAGGGCGGGGCGTATGAATACGCCTATGTAATATCAGCGGCGTACTCAGCAGTCACAACCGTAACAATTACAACCGGTGTGGATTATGGCGGCGGGCTGGCGGACGCGGCAATCACAGACACCTATTACAGCTATCAACTTATTGCGCCAGGCTTCCCTGTAAAAGGGTTGGATTGGTCAGGGGCAAGCGGGCTGAATATTCAAGGCTTCAGCGGCACACCGACGCAAACCTGTTACTTCAAATTTATAGGCTCAACGGTTGTGATGTTCATAAACGTTACCGGAACGAATAACGCCGCAGGAATAACGGGCACTTTACCAATAGCACCTGCCGACACATTCCGCGCAGTGGTGAGGTCGAGGAATAACACGACTGACTATGATTGGGGAGAAGCGACGGCGACATCAGGAAACACAGCTATCACGTTCTACAAGAACGCGGCAGAGGCGGCGTGGGCTGGGGCGAACACCGCCGCGATTATGAACGCATATATCACATGGAGATAATGATGAAAAAAGCGATTGTACTGGCAATAGTGGCGATTGTGTTGGTCATTAGCGCGGTATCGGCTGCGGTGCAGACCGTCAAAGTTACTGGAATTGTAACCAGCGTCAGACATCTTGACCCCGGAATATCCGCGTTGAAATTCACCCTGGCGGTTGGTGACCCTGCAAGCAGTGACTTCAGGACAGTAACCGTTTATGCCTATGGCGCGCTGGCGTTGAAATGGGACAGCCGAATATGGAAAGGGATAACCTTGACCGTTGAAGGAACGCCGCGCGTTGAAGCCGTAAATGTCATTGACGCAACCGCAATATACAGGTAGCAGGAGTGTAATGGCTATATTGATAATCGACTTATCAAGTCACCAACCACCGAGCGCGATAAACTATGACCTGTTAGCCGATGCGGTTGACGGCGTTATACTCCGCGCGGCTTACGGCGTGCAGATACAGGGTGTGCCTGGTCCAGATCCCGCGTTTGCCAAACACTACGAGGAATTTCACAAGCGCGGCGTGCCTGTCGGTGCATACCATTACATCTGCGAATGGTGTACAGCAAAAGACCAGGCTGATTTGATGAAGAAAACCATCGCTGGCAAAGAGTTGAAACTTGGCATTTGGGCTGACGTTGAAAATGAGCCTGGTGAATTACCGTTGACTGAAAAGACGGTCGTTGAATACATGATGCTGATGGGGAGCGCGGATATTTACACTGGATTCTACTACTGGCGAGATATTATGAAGTTGAACCCCGCACGGTACGCAGACCGGAAGTTGTGGCTATCTGCCTACACACCATCACCATTACCTTACATCCCTCCGGCGTGGAAAACACAAACCTTGTGGCAGTACACCTCACACGGAAGTCTACCTGGTTATAGCGGAGATTTGGACATTAGTAAATACAACGGAACCGATGCGCAGTTTGACGCGTGGATTGGAAAGGTTACTGTGGATTATCCCGAATTACCGCTTACCGCCTTCAGCCAAAAAGACCCGGCATGGAAGGACATAAAACTTGGTACGTCAAACGTGACCATTGGTGCTTATGGTTGCCTGATTTCAGACGTGGCGATGGTGCTGAAATATTACGGAAAAGACACTGACCCAAAGAGGCTAAACGAGGCTCTTATAAGCGTTGGTGGATACCTGAACAATAACCTGTTGATCTACTCGGCAGTCACAAAAATATACCCCGATGTTGTAATGACAGATTTCGTTACTTCTGGGGTTTCTGATAAAGTAGACGAAGTGCTGGCTTCTGGAAAACCCGCTATCGTTATGGTAGATTATGACCCGTCCGATACCGACATTGACCAACATTGGGTGACTATCATTGGAAAGACTGGCGGTGAGTACATCATTCTTGACCCCATAGACGGGGCGAGACGGACTATAACATCGAAGTACGGAAAGAGCATTTACAAGATGGTGGTGTATAGCAAGAAGGAGGCACAAGTGGTTCTATTTAGAGTTAGGGTATTGATTGATAATTTATTGATTCGTTCTGGTGCTGGAAAGACTTACCCATCCATCGGATACGCAAGTGGGGAGTACGATGTGTTCGAGGAAAAGAACGATTACTACAAAATTGGCGATGGAAAATGGATCAGCGCAAACCCACTGTATGTACAAAAGGTAGGGGATTTGACGCTTGAAGAACGGGTAAAGAAACTTGAAGATTGGGTAATAGCACACGGATAAAGGAGTAAGATATGACAGCACAAGTTGTAACGATTACAGATGATAGTCAGAGTTATAAATACGCAGCGCCCTTATTGAAAATCAAGTGGGCGTGGGTAACTGATTCTGCCAACGGAGCGATTGTTGATTCAACCACAGCCGGAGAGGTAAATAAGACCTCTGTAAAATATTCGGGTGTTATTGAGCGCCTTATCACCAACCCCGCAGCTTCCACAGCCGATCCTACCGATAATTATGATGTGACTATCCTGGATGATGATGGTTATGATGTTCTCATGGGTGGCGGGCTTAACAGGGACACGGCGAACACCGAACAGGTGCTTGCGAGTTCTCTCGGCTGTTGCCTTAATACATATTTGAGATTGAATGTTGGCACTGCCGGAAACTCAAAGGGCGGCGAAGTTATCCTGTATATCAGACCGTAATTATGGCTAATTGGTCTTTACTTCAGGAGCAACTGACAGGCTTACCCGTTGTCAAGCGGAGGGATGAATGACAGGACAATTATCACCATTGGCACAGGGAAAAGCGGCTGGGGAGGCTGGTTATACAACGCTGCTGCTGAAGACCGGGCAGACAACGCAGTATGACAGCGAACTGGACGATGGTTACTACGAAAAGGGAGTAGCGAAGTCCTACACCGTCAATACGGCTGGCAGTCAGTCGGGGACAACTAATGTAAATTTGGCTCATTACGCAGGCGGGGCAGGTGCTATCGCCTTCAACAATACCACGCACAAGATAACTGATTCTGGCAACGGACTGGCTTTGTTCAAGACGAATGATGTAATCCTCACTGATTCAGCGTCTAATCCGGGTCCGTTCACGGTCACGACTGGAAACAATGCAGCAGAGATTGTGTGTACTGGGGCTACATTCGTTAACGAAACACCAGCAGGGGCAGTGACAATCTCAAAACGGGAAGCAATCAGCAATAACACGGTACTGGACAACAACACCGGGCTTGTTTGGTTGAGATATTGCTGTGCGAAATTCGGAGTATCGAGCAACGGAAACTTGGATTGGAAGGGAAATTTATACGATGCATTTGCTTATTGTGCTGCTGCAAACGCAGCTTCTCTTGGAGGATATACCGACTGGAGAGTGCCAAATGTTAATGAGTTTATGAGCATTCTTGATTTTGAGGCTACAACAAACCTCCCTGATAGCACTGCTTTCCCATCGTTTCCGTCAGAGGTTTGGACATCCACAACAAGAGTGAATGGAACAACATCTGCCTATCAATTCTATCAACCGATTACCGTGGCTGCAAAAGCTGGTGACCCAAAACGGGTAATTCTTGTGAGAGGTGGCTAAATGATAATTCCAGTGGATGTGACGCTCCAGCAGTTGCGCTCTCTTACAAAGACGCAGATTATTAGTAAACTGACCGCCTACCTGACCAATAACATGACCAAACGCCAGTTGATTTTATGGCTGATGGATACGGATGTTATTAAAATTGACCCCGTGAGAACTTACCGGAAGGACGGGCAGATTGAAAGCGAAACAATTGTTGAAGTGGATACCGAAACCAATGCGCAAGTGAATAAGAGGGTTATTGCATGGTCTTACTACCCGACTGGCGAGGTGGACACTATCACAATCAAGCAGTTTGACGGTAGTAATAACCTGCTCAAAACAAAGACAATCAGGCACTACAAAGACGGCAAACAGCCAACGGCTACGGAGGGCTAATGACAACGGTATATAAATTCAAGGCTTATTTCACGGACGCTGGCGTGGGAACAGTGCAAGACCCTGCTCCGACCTGCACGGTCATCAACATGGCAGATGACAGCAAACTGGCAAACGCGCAGGCGACAACCGCTTCAGCCAATATGCCGGGGCTGTATTCCTACGAATATTCGGGCGCTGACGGGCTGGATGTGGTTGCCTTTTTTGCAACGACTGACACGGGCTGTGACGTGAAGCAGCTTGCCAGTTACGTGAGCGAGAAAATCACCACGAATTTGAACGCGGATGTGGCAGGGGTGGAAACGAAGATTGATACCATTGACGATTTCGTGGATGACCTGGAAACACGGCTGACGGCTGCGCGCGCGGGCTACCTGGATAATCTCAATACTGGAGTTGCGCTAACCGCTGCTGGAGTTGATGCTATTCTTGATGAAGTGGTTGTAGGAACCTACACCATGCGGCAACTCTTGACGGTCATGTCATCTGCGCTGGCAGGCAAGCTATCAGGTGGCGGAACCACGACCCTCACATTCCGTGGGATCAATGACGCCTCTAATGTCATCGTTGCAACCGTTGATACTTCTGGCAACCGCTCGGCGGTGACGGTGACGGTGTGACAGAGAAATATTGGGGCGCTTCGTATTGGGGAAACTCCTATTGGGGTGGTAGGTATTGGGGATTACCTGCCGCCTGGGGATTCGGTGAGATATACCCGCTGTATGCCGTGCTCACCCGCACGGTATCAAACAGCACGGTATTGACTAAGCAGGTAAGCGAAACCGTGACCATGACCCGCACGGTAAACGGGACCTATTCAGAGATTGAGGAACTATGACAACGATAATTCACGACGGCGATCTGGGTACGACCTTCCTGCTTACCATCACGGAAGCAGACGGTACAACGGCGGTGGACGTATCGACCGCCACGAAGCTGCAGATGATATTTCTGCAGCCGGACGGGGTAAGCATGACCAAGACAGCGGTGAATAATACAACGGGCGTTGACGGGAAAATAAAGTATGTCAGCGTCTCGGGGGATATTGACGTGGTAGGCACATGGCAGGTGCAAGGCTACGTTGAGTTTGGAAGCGGGTCGAGCAAGTATTATTCCGGCGTGACCGAGTTTCTCGTTTATGACAATCTGACATAGGAGCGCACATGGCAGCATTACCAGAAGACTTGACCAACATGAACCCGCAAACCAACCGGGAATGGTTTATGTTCCTGAATTCCAAGATCGACGCCATTTTGGAATCACAGGCGGATGACCGCGAAACAATCGCGGATTGTATGCAAAAAACTGATGACTGGATAAAGAACCACGATGCCGCGCTTCAGGTGAACCTAAAAATCATGACCGTCACTGTGGAAAAAGTTGACCAACTGGAAAAAAAGGTAAACTTCTGGAATAGCACGAACTCAATAGCCGTGCTGATTGTCTCTATCCTCACAGCATTGGGACTAAAAGGGTCTTGACACGGGGTGTATAATAATAGTATGGAGATAGGATAAACTTGACCGTTGAACTGATATTAGGTGACTGCCTCGAAGTGATGAAGTCCATCCCCGACAAGAGTATTGACGCGGTGATAACCGACCCGCCGTACGGGATGAAGTCACATAATATGAGATTAGCAGTTAGTATGATGAATAACGACTGGGACGAAAATCCGGCATCAGATGAACAAATCAACACTATATTGGATATTGGGAAAACCACAGTTATTTGGGGCGGTAATTATTTCAAACTTCCTCCGTCAAGATGCTGGTTAGTTTGGGATAAAAAATCATTTGACAAAATGACATTTGCAGATTGTGAATTGGCGTGGACTAATGTTGACGCAACCGTATCTATATTTAGAAAATCACCTCAAAACATGGATGGTGGGAAAGTCCACCCGACACAAAAACCAGAAAACCTTATGAGGTGGTGTATAGAAAAATTTACAAAAGAAGGTGATACCATCCTTGACCCGTTTATGGGCTCGGGAACTACTGGCGTGGCGTGTGTACAGACCGGGCGTAACTTTATCGGGATTGAGATTGACGAAGGGTATTTCAAGATAGCGGAGAAAAGAATACATGAC